GGCCCTGATATTGCTACTATTCAAAAGGTTAATTTCAGCGGATCAACTTCAACTGGTTCTAACACAGTATCATCGGCTTCATTGCCATTTGGAATTTCATCAACACCGAGCAGCGCGTCTATTCCTAGAGCTCCTAAAGTTTCAGCACCATCCCCTATCACAAGCACAACACCAAGAGTCACTCCATCAAGTGCAGTTCCAAGCGGTAACGCCATTCCTTCTGGCTTTAATGTTGCTGGAACAGTTGCAGCCAATAACGCTGGTGTCACTATCAATGTCAATGCCCCAAGCGCAATAGATGAAGAAGGCTTTACTAGAGCAGTCATCTTGGCGCTAAACAATTCGACTAATCGCGGCACGACTGGCGCTGGCGATTTAAGGACTTCGGCTCAAATCCTATGACGCTTTGGACTCCCGATTGGAAAATTTTAGTCAATGGCAGCGAATTAACCTCGGTTACTTTAAGCAACCTAACTATTACCTCTGGCCGTCAGGATATAAACTCACCTACTCCAGCAGGATATTGCTCACTAGAAGTCATCAATACCGATGGAACTAATTATGATTTTGGTATTAACACAGCAGTAACCATTGAAGTAAAAGATACGACTGGCGCTTATGTGGCTATTTTTGGCGGTCGCGTTTCAGACTTAAGGCAAATTGTCCGCAGCGCAGGATCAAGTGCAGTTATTACAAGTTTGAGAATTACCGCAATAGGCGCATTAGCCAAAACTCAAAGAGCAATATTTGACGGCAATTTAGCTGAAGGTTTAGACGGCGCTCAGATTACCGACTTGCTAGATGACCTATTGCTTTCCAGTTGGAATGAATTGCCACCAGCTGAAACTTGGGCAACCTATGAACCTGCTACTGAGATTTGGTCTGATGCTGGCGATATTGGACTTGGCGAGATTGACGCTGGCGAATACACAATGGCTAGCCGTCAAATTACCGATAGCGTCATTTACCCAATTATCAATCAAATTGCTAGCTCGGCCCTTGGTTATATGTATGAAGATGCTAACGGCAATATCAACTACGCCGATGCCAGCCATCGCCAAGATTATTTGTTAGCCAACGGTTACACAGACTTAGACGCTTCTCACGCCATCGCTTCTGGCATTGGGATAATCCAGCGTCAAGGCGATTTGAGCAATAAAATAATTATGGACTATGGCAACAATTTTAATAGCTCCTATACGGCTCAAGATTTAGGCTCTCAAGCCGAATACGGGTTATTTGCCGAGCAATTTAATAGCTATCTAAAAAATTCAGCGGATGTCGAGGATGTAGCAGATCGCCTAATTCAGCTTCGCGCTTGGCCTAGAAATACCTTCCAATCAATTACATTTGCGTTGCAATCCCCAGAGATTGATAACGCCGACCGAGATGCCTTGCTTAATATTTTTATGGGTCAGCCAGTCAGAATTACCAACCTGCCCCTTAATATTCTAGGTGGCGAATTTACTGGCTTTATCGAGGGCTGGACTTTCAACGCTTCCGTCTCTGGCCTCTCAGTCACTTTCTTAGCTACCCCAACAGAGTTCTCGGCCTTTGCCCAACAATGGGCTCAAGTCAATGCAGCAGAAAGCTGGAATAGTGTTCTCAATACGCTAGAATGGCAAGACGCGATAGGAGTTATTAGTTAATGGCCAATACAACGAATTACAACTGGGAGACTCCAGACGATACAGATTTAGTAAAGGATGGCGCAGCTGCCATAAGAACCCTCGGCAATTCAGTGGATACAACTACTAAGGCCTTAAATCCTGAAACAACACTTGGAGATATTGCTTACCGCTCAGCAACCAGCAACACAAACACTCGCTTACCAATTGGAACTGCTGGTCAGATTTTGGCAGTGTCAGGTGGCGTTCCTGCTTGGATAAATAATGATCAAGGCGATATAACTGAAGTTCAAGCTGGCACTGGTATTTCGGTAGCTTCAGGAACTGGCCCAATCCCAGTAGTAACTAACACAGTTGCAACCGCCTACGATGCTAAAGGCGATTTAATTGTTGGAACAGGTGCAGATACTTTTAGCCGCCTAGCAGTAGGCACAAACGGCCACACACTTGTAGCGGATTCTGCGCAAACGACAGGATTGAAGTGGGCTGCCCCTGCTGGTGGTGGCAAGGTGTTGCAGGTAGTGCAAGCTACTTTTTCAACAGCAACAACAGTTACTTCAACAAGTTTTACTGATACTGGTTTAAGTGTTTCTATTACACCAAGCTCTGCAACAAGCAAGGTTTTAATTTATGGCGTTCAGCAAGTTTTTGCAGAAAGAAACGAAACGACAGTTGGCGTTGGTATTCAATTAGTAAGGACTTCAACTGCGGTCTGGATTTCTGGAACTGGTGGATATGAGTCTTTTTCATTAAATGAGGCTTCAGAACAAATTACTGCGTTAAGAGGCTTATTGCCAATTATGTATTTAGACACTCCAGCGACCACTTCTGCGACAACTTACAAAATACAAGGCAGATGCTTTTCAACCGCAAATAGCGGAACTTCTACTTATCAAGAAAACTCTAGCCCATCAGTTTTAATAGCAATGGAGATAGGTGCATAATGAGTTATTTAGTTAAAGCCATAAAGAAATTAAAGCCAAGTGCTGAGTTTTCATTTACTGAAGATGATTACTCAACAATTAAATGGGATATCTTAGAAGGGAAAGCACCTACTAAAACTGAGATAGATGCAGCCATTGAAGAAGTCAAAGCAGATGAGGCACAGGCTGAGTTAGACAAAGCAGCCAAAAAAGCAACTGCAGAGGCTAAGTTAGTTGCTTTAGGTTTAGACCTAGACGATCTTCGCGCTCTCGGTCTTTAAGCACAATCCCGCAAGATAATGACGAGACTATGTGCAGCTGGTGTCCAATTACGGGAGCAGATTGATGACGATTATCCTGATAGGGATCGTAAGTCTGATGGCTGGATTGCTGATTCTCGCCACCTTGCTAAAGGCAGTTCTGACCATATACCAGTCGATGGAATCGTTAGAGCTTTAGATATTGATGCTGATTTATCAGCTCATAAAGAAGAGGCTTACGCGCTAGTTGAGAAGATTCGTAAATGCGCCAAGAATGGCGATAAGCGGATTAAATATATAATTTACGATGGAAAGATTATGAGTCCGATACTGGGATGGAAACGCAGAGCTTACAAAGGCGCTAACCCACACCGGTCGCATTTCCATATTTCATTTACAACTTTGGGAGACAAAGATGGCAGTTATTTCAACCTCGAAGGAGAAGCTAATGAGCGACCTAAAAAAGATGGCAGAGAGCTGGGCCAAGACATTTCTAGCAACAGCCCTAGCGACTTATCTAGCAGTCGGCCTAGATGTCAATGCAATTGCAAATGCCGCTCTAGTGTCAGTCTTGCCTAGCATCATCAATTGGCTTAACCCAAATTATGAGCGTTACGGCAAAGTCCGTTAATGCCAGCGGCTGAGTTGGCCACCTTAGTAGCTTCAGTCTTAGGCTCTATAGCCTTGCTGATTGCTGGCCTTCGTTACATAATTAAATTGGAAAATATCCCCATAGTGTCGCGCCTTGATAAGATGGAGTCTCAGCTAGAATTGGCCCTAGCGAAAGGGGTCAGAAATGGCAACGCGAAAGCGCGTAAATAAGAAGCCAGTCAAGCGTCCTAAGAGACGCAGGACTACTAAAGAAACCCCATTAACAAAGCTTGATTTCTGGGCTATTGCTGCCAATGAAGTTTATAAAGCCTGTCGCAGAGCAGGAATGGATGAAGGCACTTCGCTGGCTTTTGCTATGGATCGCAGCTCTTATCCCGATTGGATAGTGCCACTCGATGACCCAATGAGGAAGATTGGTTGGGAAGATGGAGAAGAGGACAACTAATCTACTTTCGAGAGGTTGAACTCTTTGAGGCTCTTAAGTCGCTTTATCCAGACTTAACGCCCTTATCAGCGACCGACCGAGCAGATGGCATTACCCACAATTCCTATATTGAGCTCAAATGCCGTAGGACTCATTACGATACTTTAATGATTGAAAAGAAGAAGTGGGATTATCTGGCCGATATAAGGGCTAGAACGGGCGCTAAGACCCTTTATATCAATTCAACCCCTCACGGGGTCTATCAGTTTGATTTAGGGGCTATAACCGAGCCTGAATGGGCTTTGAAGCGGTTGCCTATAACTACTGACTTCGGCAATAAGGCCACCAATGAGCGACTTGCTGGCTTCTTAGATATCCGACTCGCCGAGCTATTGCTTGTCTAAATAGATTTAAGCAAATACATTTAGCCCGTAAATCCATTTAGGGATTACAGAACGGGAGCAAAATGATAAATAAAGTAGCTCTAATTCGATTTGATTCTCAAGCAGGGGCTTGGACTGATGAAACAAATTGGGTTAAGGGATCAATAATAAGACGATTCGCTAAAGAGCGGATGGGTAAGAAGCAACTTCGAGGTCGTTTATCTAAGGCTGAAATCTCTGCATATTGGCTTGATAAATATGGGGTGAGTGCAGATGTTTCCTAATTTATCTGATACGCAAGTCTTTGCAATAACAATTGGGGTTCCATTTTTCGGCCTTTACTTATGGGCTCTTTGGAGTTCAGCCAAAGCTAAAGCCTTTAATGAAGGATATAAGAGAGGGAGAGCAAGTGTCCGATACACAGAAATCATTAAATGAATGGCTCGAAAGTGCTGGAGACACACTATTCGACAGGGGCATCGAGTATGGCGACCCGAGGCACAATCTATTACGCATTTTCAAAATCAGTAAGGCACTCGGTATTCAGCTCCGAGACCCATCTGACTTGGCGCTTATTGCTATCGCGACCAAACTCTCAAGAATGGTGGAAAGTCCAGAGCGCGAAGATTCGTATCTCGATCTCATTGGATATGCCGCTATCTTGGGTCGATTACGATTTTCGACACCAGAAGATTGGGAC